AATTCGATCTCCGTAGGATTTAACCGTCCCCAATCAAAATCTCGAATGATGTCTTGGCCAATCTGATGTGCTTTGCTGATAAGATTACCAGCCACGATACCAGTCTCAGAGGATGCCGCCGCACGGGATAGTTCATTAAACTTCGTCGAAAATACCGTCAAGGGCAATTCTTTCGACTTGTAGTAATGCTCTATTGCGTAGTGAAGAGCGCTGCCCATCACAGTGTACGCATGAACACTTTTTGGCTGCGACTCGTGATACTGGTAATAATACATACGAGCACATGTCTTATAAGTATTAAACCGGGATGCACTAAATTCTGGCAGATTACTCACTGTCATCTCCTACTGGTGAATCAAATCGCATCTTGATTGTGTATGCTGACGATGCAAACATCGACTTGGCAAACTCGAGCTGCTTGCAATACGCATCTAACACAGCTAACTCACCTTTCAATTCTGCCAACTCATCCAACAGTATTGTTGTGGCTTGGAATCGTTTTGCTCTTGCTGCATTACTTCGAGGCTTGTCGTCCTCGATCACTATCTGTTGCTCAATTCGTTCGATATCACGCTCTTTTAGAATGACTAACTGCTTAATACGGCCCAGCGACTTATATGCGCGAGTCATATCATAGTAGTCAGGTGCATTTGATACCCACGTTTGCAGATCACTCATTGCTGGATCTCCCTTCTAAAACTAACCGGTGAAGTTCTGTCATATCAAATTGCTGTAAGCAATTTTCAAGACCCTGAGCCTTTTGCCCCTTAAATTCATACCACGCCCCGGCTTTACGTATTATACCATACTCTAAAGCTAACGACAACACGTCGTACTCAGGAGCAAGCCCTCGTCCCTGTCGCATAATATACTCACACCGTGAACCATTACCACCCTGCTTAGACTTCGACACCGTTGCTTGAATTGTAACAAGTTCTTCTTCAGTCTTAATACGAACAAGCTCGATAATTACGCCGGAATTATATCGCAACGCGTATGGTCCAAACGGCTTCTTATTAGTACGCGCCATCGGTGAAAGGTTAGCACGATACTGATTGATAAAAACCATAAGTGCTTTCGCGTTATCGACCAAACCCACAAGGCGAATTAACCAACGGCTTAGTACACCAGCAGATCCGGCCATGCGCGCTGGATCGTCCATATCTTTCTCAAACTCGTCCTTGGTAATCATTGCAGGTACACTGTCAAACACTACAACTTGAAGACCTTGGGACAATAGTGCCTCAACCTGCGGTAATGCTTGCTCAGCAAAATCAGGTTTGTATACAAGCAGCTTACTCGTATCTACACCAATGGTAGCGGCATACGTGGCATCGTATGTCCGCTCAAGATCGATAAAAAGCGCATTGATATTACGCGTCGTTTTACCAATGGTAATCGATACATCTTTGACGCCTTTACGTTGAGCCTGAGCCACATAATCAAGAGCAAGAGTTGTTTTGCCATGCCCAGCATCTGCAAGAAGCTGAACAATTAATCCCCCACGAATCCCTCGGCCACCAAGTAGCTGATTCAGCGAGATAATGCTACTTGGGTAGTACTCAAAATCTTGAGGATTATCCCCAAAGTTTAACCCAGTCGTGTCTAACTTACGTGTCATTTGTCGTACCTCGTACTAATTGCGGGCTCTACTACTACACTTGAACCTAATCGCGGCAACACTTGACGTGCTGCCTTCTCCATTGCGTCCTTGAGTATACTGGCCGCAGTTTCTGCGTACGCAATCGTACTCTCAAGTATGATCTCATCGTGCACTGTCGAGATGATAGACGCCTGCTGCTCATCTAATCGTTTATACGTGTCAACGAGTGCCAACTTCACCATCGACGCAGATAATCCCTGAATTGGGAAATTCATCGCCTCACGCTCTGCTGCTTCCTTCTTCCATTTCTGAGAAAACTCGTCTCTGTTCCAATAGCGACGACGTCCAAACGAATCCGCTACCCATCCGTACACTACCGCACTGCGAGCACTCTTCTTGAGCCACGCCGTAGCTTGAGGAAACAATGTCTTCCATGACTCAATAATCTTATCCGCTTGTGCTGCATTGAACTTCACATTCAGCGGAGCAAGTTGAATGGTCATCTGCTTGGCCAAACTTTCGCCACCAACTGAGTAAGCAATCGAGTAGTTCACCATCTTGGCAACATCACGCCAGATCTTGTACGGATGATCCTTTTTGTTCTTGTTGTTGATATCCTTGACCCCAAGAATCTGCTGGGCAACAAACGTATGCAAGTCATCCAGATGACTATCCAAAACCTCATCCCCACTGGCGTCGGCGATAATTACTAGCTCAATGGTTGAGTAGTCAGCAATAATCATTCGATGCGTCTCCGCATTCACTGCGAATGCATGACGTATGCTATGCGATAATCCTAAGTTCTTCATCTTCTGATCCGAGGGAAGGTTCTGCATATTTGGCCGTGAACTACTAAATCGCCCAGTCGCGGCCCCAATCTGCGTAAACGTCGCGTGAATACGCTTAGTAATAGGCGATTCCATTGACTGGAGCCCCTGTACGTAAGTCGATTGAAGCTTCCGTGCACCACCAAGATACGCGTGCATACGAAGATAGAAGTTCTCGTAGCGACCGTATGCATCAATTGATTCGAGCAGCTCATCCTCGAATAACGAGGAGTCCGGTACGTACTTTGAGGCAGTCTTACGATTGCGATAGTCCCATTCGGTAACTGTGCGTGCATTGAGGTCAGTGACATCTATACCAAGGGCATTAAACGCGGTCAGCATTTGCTGATTAGACGAGGTATTAATCGCACTATACCCATCCTTTGTAAACACAATTTGGTCCACAACCCCAGCGCTAATAAGCGCATCCTGCATGCCCTGCTCAGCCTCAGCGATTAACTGATCGAGCACTGGCTCAATACCAATCAAATGATCCTTGTGAAATGGCATACCAATGTATTCCATCTTTGCGACTACAGGTACGAGATCCATCTCTAGCTGGTACACTTGGTGTAAGTCGGCATCGAGAATGTCCTTTAGCTGTTGAGCATAGATAGCAGGTAATACCGCCACGTCAGTGGCGGCGTACGTAATCTGATCATCCGTCAGATCAATACCCGACGCACCAATGAACGTATCACGAACAGACTTGTCCAATGATACTTTTAATCGACGCTGTGCCACGGAGGCAAGATCAAACTTATTCTCGATGCCAGCTTTAATCAGAACCTCCGCGAACCGCGTATCGTGTACCGGCCCAACTATATACCCAGCAAAGTGGTAAAACACCTTAAGATCAAACGACGCATTATGAATAACTTTGATCGTTTGTGGTGAGGTTAACACACCCTCAAAGTGACGCAAAGCAGATAAGGGAATGCGCGTAAAATCATAGACATAGATAGTCTTCTCCGTACCGAGCTGCACCATAAGCAGCTGAGAAGCCCGAGGATCTAACCCAGTAGTTTCCGTGTCTAAATAAACCACGGGACTGAATTCGAACGTTTCCAACGTACGCACGAGCTCGCACTCACTCCGGACGATTTGCACTTGCACTGTGAACCTCCAATCGATAAGTCGGAAAGATAAACCAAAAGCCATCTCGAGATGCCACCAACTGACAATCCTCTAGCACAATAACTAATGAGCCCGCATCAAAAACAAGCCGTAGGCACTTAGGAGTGTACCCTTTACCATCCGACCCAACCCGCTTCTCAGGGGGGTTAGTCATGCCAGTGAGCTTCTGCAGCTCAACAGAGACCAGCGTAGCACTGAATGAGTGCGAGCCGAACACAACCAGTAGATTCTGGCCAATTAAGGTGGATAAGGCTGTTACTTCTGTACTAGGCTGTTTCATGCTTCCTCCAAAATCTGCTTAAATTGCACAACCGTCAGCAAATAATATAACACGAAGTCAATCCATACACAAGTCACTCCCGGGGATTCTTTGCAAGTCTGTGCTTTACTCAGCGGAAAGATCGCCGTCTTCGTCTTAATGTTATCAAAACGAAGTATCTTCTCTGTAGTCTCGTTAATAACCGCTATCTGACCCATGTCAACCGCTTTAATCAGCATGTAGTCATCCGTACGACCATGATAGCGGAAAATCAACGCCCCAAAAAGTGCTCGTGTCTGCTTAGCCTCTTCGTGTATCTTTCGTAGCCACGCTTTACTGATTGCAATACATGGTTCACCATATCGCCAAAGCTCGGTAAGCTTGCACTCAATAAGAAATTTACCCGGGCGATTATTGAATAGCACAACAACATCACCCTTAGTGGTACCGGCCCCAGATTGGGGGGTGCGATCACCCCCAAGAAATTTTGCAATGCGGCGCTCCATTGCCTTGGACCGCTGCCGATTCATACGATTGCGCTCACGTCGCTCTTCTTTCAGCCGCTCAAATTCTTCGGGCGAAGTGATTGGCTTACTAGTAACTGAACTTTTGCGTGCTCCCATTAAATATCACCGTACTCGTGCCGAGCCTCCCATTACGATTTTTATGAAACTTCAAACCAATTGCGCGATTACCCAGTTCGTCTGGTACATCATCGATAGGAGACATTTCAATCACCGTATCGGCGACCTGCGAAACCTCGCCTGAGTCACGTACCGCATCTAGACCCTCGCCGACTTTGTTCATCTGCGAAAGCAATACTACTGCAAGATCTGACTCCTTTGCAGCTTCCTTCAGATTCTGAGCAACCTCTCCTAGATCGTAGTTTTTCAGACCCGTGTTATGATGCTTCACTATCTGTAAATAGTCTAGGAAAACCACCCGACACCCAGTACGAGCGGCATCGCGAATCTCCTTGCGAATGCCTGCTAAACTGATAATCGGGTTGTCAATTACAGCCATCGGCAATGTCTGTATCGTAACAAGTGCTTGCTCAACCTCAGTAAGTTGGGCCCCAGAAAGCTTGCCGAATTGGAGCAACGTCGTGTCAATGTTAAGCATATATGATACCCAACGTGACATTAGTTGCTCTTTCGACATCTCAAGCGAAAAGAACAAACTCGACGTACCATACTGCAACGCCATCTCTAACATTGATTGGCCAACCAAGGCGGTCTTACCAGTACCGGGCTTAGCCATAATTACAGACAGACTCTTAGGCAACCATTCGCCTCCAAGCATTTGATCGAGAAATCGAATTCCTGTATGCGTAAAACGATACGTACCGTTGTACTTGCGATTCAAGTCAGACATCAATTTCTGAGCACCCGGTAGTAGGGATAGATCAGATGACGGCATGATAGGCGCGAAGTTGAGTATCTCTGCAATACGTGATTCATTAGGATTGTACTCTTTTGCCTCATCTGCCAAAATCTCAGCTGCCTGCTGAAGCTGACGTCTCCGAGCTGTAATAGACAATTCGTCTATAATTGCACGCTGATTACACTGAATTGAAAGCATGAGTTCGCTAGGAACGTCACCATTAAATGCTAACCGTATAACTTCGTAGGTTAGCTCACCATAGTGCGTATACGCATTTTTCAGCGCGTTAAATACAATTTGCCGCTCATCAGTAAACAGTGCCGGGGTAACTTGATGCATCACTTCCGGTGATTGAGTAAATGATGAGAGTAACCGCCACTCACCAACTACGTCTTGCTGCATTGCTTGGTCTCCTTAAAAGTTTGGCCCACGTTTCGTAGGGCAGTGCTTTATCCAGTACTAGTTTAAGTTCATGCAGACCCTTTGTCAAGACGAATTCATCAAGATCCATCTTCTCTCGCCCCATAAGTGGTAGAGTTGCAACCTTACACGACTCTAGCTTAGACGCTAACTTATCAATAGCTTGGTATACTGCTTCATTCACTGTAGAACTTCTCTGCGAATCAAACACGACCGTGACCGACTTTGCGGACAGTTCACGCACACGCCACTTCCATGTGTTAATACCGGGCAATCCTATTGTCGGAAACCCGTGCTGCGTGGCAACAATCGCCTTAATTTCTCCCTCAGTGAGTAAAAAAGAATCCGCTGAAATCTCAGCTCCGTACGGCCACTCATCCGCACCACGTACATACGCAGACCCAAACGGTCCTTTATACTTGACGGATTCATCGTCAAGGGCGCGTCCACGCATATCCACAATCGCTCCAGTGGTTGGCGCAATGTACGGAAATATAATACGACCATGAAGAACTGAATTTCTTCCAGAGCTAATACCCGCAGTCTTAGCAATTGGAAGATCGTACAAACTATGATGAGTATCGGGACAAAAACCAATACGACGTTGCTGAATTACTGAATCAGAGATACCACGCTCTCGAAGATACGTAAGTGCCGCGCCAGATAAACAGCTCACGTAGTAGCTTACACACTTTCCGTAGAAATCGCGGATTTCTTCGATTACCTCCGGATTACTAGTAAATGCATTACCACCTTGACTACGCCCATTACGATAGCCACAGTTAAAACAGTAAGCGAGTCCGTTATGCGGCGTAACATATAAGTTATGCCCTCCGCATTCTGGACAAGTTTCTTTATGCCCACTAGCCATGGTTTACTCCTCTAAACAAAAATGTTGGCGGTGAGATTTTACCTCACCGCCAACACCGGACTAAAAACTAAAACAGCTCTGGAGTCTCAGCAAGCTTCGGCATCACTTCAATGTTGTATGCTTTACACACATCACCGTAGTCTGCTCCCTTGACCAGATCCTTTACAGCATCCATTGGGAATGGCCGTGCGTACTTAGCCAAGTCAAACCGAGGAGCCTGAAGTAGTGCCTCTGGAATCGGATCACGATTCGTTCCTACATGGACGCTGCGAGTGGTTTTAATTTCCTTCCCGCGTGTGATAATCTCAATATCAATAGCAGTGATCGGAATGAGCTTACCAGTGTCATCGTCAAAAATAGTCTTCGAGAGTTCCTCAATGTCATTCAACATGCCATTGCGACCTTCCCCGGATGAAACAGATCCCTCAAGCACCTGAATCGCCATATGACGCTCGGGCTTATACGAAGTAAGTGTTTGTGTCTGACCGTCCAGTACAGTAATAAACTGATTCTGATTGTTCGCATACACGACCGAACCATTCTCAAGCTTAACTACCATTGATTTGTCCAATACGTTCATAAAAAAGCGACAGCGTACTGCCTCGTTTACCTTAGCAGGCAGAACTGATCGGGTCAGGCTGTCTACAAAAATGCGACGCTGAACCAATTGCCCGTTCTTTGCAACAGGCATCCACACTGACAACACCGTAGGTCCAATCATGGGTTCCGTTGGGTTGACCAAATCAGGAAGGAAGCGGATAATACGCTTGCCTTCGCGTGTGTTAATAAACACGTTGGTCTGTTGAGCTGCGCTCGGTGAGCTGTAGGTCGGGATCGATTCAATCATCTTGCCAAATGCCATCTTAGTCATGCTCCTTATGCATTGCGGCGATCTCTCTCGCCATCGAATTGAGTTCGTCAAGCACTGCTTTCCGAATCTCTGGAGTTACTATAGCAGACTCCTCAAGTCGTGTCAAGAGTCTTTTGATGTATTTTTTCGTGATTTTAGTTAGATTTATAAAGTCCATCGATAATCTCCACAAACTGGTTCGCAATTGTTGCCCAAGAGAACTTACTGTTCCGCATATGAGCAAAAGACTTTTGACCAAGTTCGTTACGCTTTTCCTGATTTGTGTACATATAATGAAGTGCTTTGATGGCACTTTCCATTTCAGTTACATGATGAATAGTATTTAGTCCCCGATCAGTCAGCTGCGGGAATGGATAACAATCCATATAAACAGCATTACCCTCAGGCCATTCGCCTAGTGCAGAATGATTTGGAATAATCACTGGTCTGCCCGTTGCCATTGCTTCCGCCACTGGAAGACACCATCCCTCTGCGGCCGTTGTCGTAAAGAAGACATCGGCATTGTTGTATACCATGTTTAACTGTTCTGGAGTCAATCCTTTAGCTGCAGTGATATTTGGCGAAGAGATCACGAGGCGGTCTTCAATACCCAAGTATTCGCACCATTGAATGATGTCAATACCAAAATCTTGAAGTGCCCCGTGATAATAGATTTTTACATCTTTTGGTAAATTATATCGCTTCACCCATTCTGCAAAGTAATAGAAAGTTAAATCAAGACGCTTTCGTGGTTGATTGCGCTGTAAACAGAGAACAATATAATCTGTGTCTTTCAGATTCATCTGCTTGCGAAGCACGGCTCTTGGCACTTTAATTTGATTAAATATGGTAGTGTCAACACCGTGAGGGACTACATGCGCGTTCTGAACTCCTACCAGTTCTAATTGTGTTTTGCCGAAATTAGTATATGTGACTACAGCATCAAATTTTTGAAGACCTGTTGCAAAATCCTTTTTGATGTTTTCTGCATCAATAGGTGTGTAAACAACAGTCTTAAATGTCACTTCTTTAATTTGACTTAAAATAGTCATATAGTCGTTTGCAATCCACGAATCATTTAAAATAAAAACAATGTCCGGTTGTATTGATCGTACCATTGACTCAAGTCGATCTTTACCCCATACATCACCGCCACCAAGTGAGGCGGGATAAACTTTCAACCCGTCACACAGTGCGTCATAATCACCATAATAATTGACACCCATAATATGCAAGTCATACTGATTTCGAAACGTTTGAATCAGATTCTTGCTCACGACACCAAATCCAGTCTGAACTGGAAAATCCCCTACGTACAGCATTTTTTTCTGTACCGGTACAATTCTTCCCATAAGAACTCCTTTAGTAGTACTTTGTTCCTGTAACAATGTTTACTGGCTGTCTAGTTGACTTGGGCACTGCAATCTTTGTTTTAAACAGGTAATTTATTTCCTCTAGCAATGCGTCTAGGACGACTTTCATTGCTTTAGAAGACTCAGTATTTGTGTATTTTAAATCTTCTGTTGACCACGATACGAAAGTAGCTGAGCTACTTGTAATCTTTGCCAAATGAATTAAATACACGGCCATCAGTACTAGCGCATCTTCATCTGCCTGCTCTATTGTTGGTGGCTCTGGTTGATCGAACTCAAGAAATGGATTTCGAAATACGTCATTTACATTAAACGATGCACTTATAAACGCGTAACCATTAACTGTACTTACCCAAACTTTACCAGATTCTGCCGCACCTGCAGGCTGAATGTCGGCAATGGCATCCGCAGTAAGAACTTGATACTTGGCTCTCCAACGTTTCTGTAGCTGCTTGACCGAGTTTACCAAAGATGTCCGCACTAATGCAGTAGAATATGCCGTACCATCAAAATCACCTAATCGTACGCGAACTGAATCGATTAGATAATCGAGGTTACCACTAGTTGTTATCATAGTTACTCCTAATTATAATTATTTTAAATGCCGTTGTCAACTTGGCGGCGAAGGCCACTCAACGTTGTTGAATTGCTGACTAAGCACCAATTCAGGGAAGTCGCGAAGCGCTTGTCGATAAACATACCACTCGCTTTTGTTAAGTAGTGGTGAATCAGGTAGCACCTTCCAATCTGATTCGGATAATCGCTTATTACGTTCAGATCGAATCACGCCCATAGCCCACTCTTCATGCGGTTCAATTCGCTCCGTACTTGGATCGCCTTCTATCTCGATCCAACGTACTTTTGGAAGTATTTCTATAATTTTCATGTTACCCTCGCTACACGAAGTGTTCCTGTAAAGTTTACTGCACCCGCACTTGTGTTATTTATGTATAAACCTAAAGTATCACCGGCAGTTAAATACACAAGACGCGTACCAACTTCACGACCATCGCCGTTAAATGTCAGATTTGTAACTACAGTCGTACCAGTTGTATAGCTTGTTGCGTTTTGATTAACTCTCCACGGTAAGTTAGTTGTAGCAGAAGAAACACTTGCGTTTACAAAAAAGAATCCCGTGCTTTGTACCGTAACATTATATGTAGTTGTATTACCTGTAATATTACCAGTACCAGCCGTATTTAACTGCATTTGTGCAGATGTACCTGCATTCACACTCTGATTGGTTGTGCGTGCTAAAACACCGATGTCTCGATGCGAAATACTACCACTTACCGTAAGATTACCACGAATATCAGTATTCCCGTTTGAGGCTGTAATACTAACTTTATTGGTGTTAATCGCAAGATCACCGGTAACTCCTAAAATACCTGCAACTGACGTATCACCTGTAGAAGCTGTTACATTGAATTTGTTTGTATTAACTGCAAGATCACTAGTGACTCCTAAAGTACCTGCAACTGATGTGTTACCTGTAGAAGCTGTTACTTTAAACTTGTTCGTGTTAACTGCCACGTCGCCTGTAATTGTAACTGCACCTGTATTAGCCTCGACATTAAAAATACCTACTCCTGCTGTAGAATTTAATGATATTCTATCACTACTTAACTCATACAAAGTTGTTTGATCAGAATCGTATCCTCTAATAGAACCTGTTGGAATATTAGGCGGTGTACCCGGAGTTCTTCTCATATCAAAGTTACCATTATAAATTCTAAACTGACCTGTATAAGATTCTTTAAAATTTACATGAACCGCCGCAGTATTGTCGGAAAGATTATTTGCAATCTCCAATGTACTTGTCCCATCTAAATTAATTGATGCAAGCGGCGTTGTTGTACTTTGAGCAACATTAAACATAGCTATACCTTGCAGATCACCGGATGTTCCAGAAGCTACAATAGTGAGCACGTTAGAATTAAGCGAGGGTAAAGCTGCCTGCGTAAGCGGGTCTGCTAAACTACCGACACTCATTCCATAAGTATTAATTTTTGTTTGACCCGCAGTAATTGTACCGTTTACTGTGAGACTTCCAGTATTTGCTGAAACTGCTTGTAGATTAGTCACTGAAATTTTGTCAGAAGTAATTGCACCAGCTTCAATATTTTCGGCTTTTATGCCACTTATCGTTAATAAGACACCCGAAATAGTTCGTGCGGCGATTTTATCTCCAGTTATAGTGTTTGCCTGTATTTTAGTTGCTGAGATTGTGCCGTCAGTAATAAGCACACCTGATACAGTGCCTGCAACTATTTTTTGACCGGTTATAGTTCCATCTGCAATCTGAGCAGCTGTTAAAGTCGAAGTGGCTATATTGTCTGCAGTAATAGTTCCCGTTGTAATAAGGGCACCAGATATTGTATTTGCTGCAATTCTATCGCCTGTAATAGTGTTCGCTGCGATTGCATATGCAGTCACGGACCCAGCGGCCAAATTATTAGTTTGTACAGCACCAACCGCAAGCTTACCGCTGATAACCGCACCACTTGCCAGAGCTGCAGCCGTTACTGCCTCAGCACCCAGAAGATCCGCGGTTATTCCACTTAACACAATCTTGTCGGCCGTGATTGTTCTTGTGGTAATATTATCAGCCGTAATTGTCCCAGCAGCAATGAGCACTCCTGAAATTGTACCGGCAACAATCTTGTCACCTGTGATTGTGTTCGCCTGAATCTTACTTGCAGAGACCGCATTATCGGTAATTAAAACTCCCGATACAGTACCCGCTACAATATTAGAACCCGTAATTGTGGCGTCAGCAATCTGCGACGCTGTTAGTGTCTTTGACGCTATTTTGTCAAAAGTAATAGTTCCAGCACTAATCAACGAACCTGATATAGTTGCCGCTTGAATGTTGTCACCTGTGATAGTAGCACCTGCAATAAGCACGCCTGATATTGTACCGGCCTGCACTTTATTCCCAGTGACAGTGCCGTTAGCAATCAAAACTCCTGAAATGGTGCCGTCTACAATTTTTGCACCATCAATGCTTTTCTCCCCAATCAATCCAGATCCTACCACAATTGAATCCGATACTTGAAGCGCAATGGTGTCAATCAGTGTTGAAGAAACATGATACGCTTTAATCGAGTTGACCTCAATATCGTATTTTTGCACAAGTTTTCGAGGAAGTATTTGACTGATACGGTAATTATTAGAACCCGAGTGAGTAATTGTAAATGCGCGACTTACTAACGGATTAGGAAATACTACAGAATAAGTTCCCGGAGTAGTAATTGAGAAGCTATTTGTAAACGGATCTTGAGGTGTATCATCGTAATAGCTGGCAATGAATAAATCATCTGATCCACCTTCACCGGACACTACGTAAGGTCCTGCAATGTACGCAGGGTTACTATCACCCACATACTCCATGGATTGCACATAAAACGAGATTGATCCACTAGTTGTGAGTGTAATACTCCCGTAGCGGTCTACTTGATTAGCCGCTACTGTTGTTTGATGAACTCCTGACGGATACATCAAATACAACTCAAGATCGTCTGGATACAAATCATGAGGGTCGCGTGAGCCAGAAAGAACTGGATATGAAAGCAATAACGGTAACTGTGTTTCAAAGCGACTGTGAGAATCCGCATATGAAATAGCCCGATCGGGATTTAAATTAAGTAAATAATTTGAGTCTATAGTCATTATGGTATCCTCCAGATATACTCGTATGTAAATGCGTTATTAACATTAGAAAGCGCTACGCGTACTAAATGCTTATCAACGTTGTTTACTTTGTAAGTACGAACAAAATTTAACGGAAGTAATATACACAGTCGATACAGTTGCGTTGATGAAATTTTAAGAAGATCAACAATATTTGCTTTTTGAACCGGAGTAATTTGAATTGACGCAATTTGCTCCTTTTCATTATTTACAACAGTGTAATGAGTTCCTTCAACAAGTGTAGCTTTGAGTGTAGAAAACGAGTACGCCGGAGCGCCATTACTGATTTTACCGTATTCTACTAAACAAATTAGCTTATTTGTAAACGAAAATCCTTTATTGCGTGGAAACGAATTAGTGTCAAAAGTAAGATTAGGGCTTGTAATTAATTTCAACTGATTAGGTACATTTAGAATAGTGCTTAAAACCGTCGCAGGTATAGAAGTTTTAGCTATAGTTCCGGTCGATTGATTAAACTGACCATAAAACAAAAACGTTTCTGGGTTTATAAACGGAGATTCGTTGCGACTTAGAACGTTAGTCGTGCTAGTAAATGCAGTTTGTGATAGCACATTATGAAACAGATCTGTATATCCAAAATAGATTAATTGAGCAGTTGTTAGCATATATAGGGCAGCAAGCTCAGTAGTCGTAAGATTAGTCCATTTTATTGTACACTCACTTTTTTTAATAGTAGTGTCGGTGTTACCCGTAAACTGACTAGTTGTAACATCTGCTGTAAAGTTACTTAAGTTTGTGGAAGAGTAACTTGCTGAATTTTGTAAAGCATTGCTCACACGAGTGGTAATTTTTTTAAAATTTACATTATTATCAAATAACTTTGCGGTTGAAAATGTACTAGAATGCGTGGAAGTCTTACTAGCTGCAGCGTAAGTAACCGCATTAGTTGATTCATTAAATGATCCCGCTACTAACAGTTGACCCGAAGCAGTGTCTAACTCAATGGATCGCTTTGTTTCAGGTGTCACAAATTCCTCGAGCTGCAGTTTATAACCTAGTTGAATGGGTGCTTTTGTATTATCGCCCAATAGAGGAAGTAATTGAGCTAGATCATACGGACTGATAATTTCAGTTTGAAATTTTAAAGTTACATTATACTTACCAGAATCTAACTTCTCATAAAAACAAATGTAGTTATTCAGTTTAATTGTAGGTTTAGCTTGAAGTGTATTTACTAACTTTTTTTCGACAAAGGACCCAGAGTATGTCACAATAGTATTAGCAGGTTTAAAATAATATCTGTATTGTAAAGTTGGCTGAGTCACGTACAAACTACCTACAGAACTTGCTGTATATTTAGCCAACCCAGCTGACTCCGAAATTACAAATACTTGATCCTGACTTACATCGTTTTTTATAGGACTGACAATTGAATTATTTGCATCGACGTAAGAAAACTGTAAAGAACCAGCACGTAACGATTTTCCTGTTAAACTTAACGCTACACTAGTACTAGCTTTATCGTACGCTGGAAATAAAACATTTGCTGAACTAAATATCTGTTGAGGAGACAACCCTTCAGCTAAGTACTCAAATTTCGCTTGAACAGTAAACGCAGTGTCGTACGTATCCTGCTCATTTAATCGATATGAAAAAGATAAATCTAAAATTAACGAAATTAAGTTATCTTTAAAATACTGATACGGATTTTCAATAGCAGCCGCACTTAACACCGCTAATATGTCGTTTAGCTTACGGTGCAACGCGTCTGTTAGTAACGCGGCGATACGCTCGCTGCTGATCTGTATGTTAAAATTAGTAGCTTCTCTCAGACCGGGTGCTGCATAGTTAACGACTGACTGTAAAAAAGCACCTTGCGTGTTTGCTCGATTGGCCACAAAGGTAGTTAACGGTACGCCAAACATGCTTGGGACGACCAAAAAATCGTAGAACAACTCTTGATCTTCAGCGTAGGCAAAAATAGTCAATTCACTTAGCTTAACGTCAGTGGTCTGAGAATTAATCATTATCTGCCTGTTTGTTTTTGTTGTGCTGTATAGTGCTTGTACGTTACTAATACGCGACATTTGAGCGGTCTGATTATCTAATAACTCAAAAGAGGTATCTTTCAAAAAATCGTTTATATCTGGGTATCGAAGATTAATTTGATAATTGTTATCAATTCTTGGTAGTGAACTTCGTTTACTATTTGGCATTAAGGCACCCCCATAGTTTCAGCGGCGTATCTAATCTCGCCCTGTAAATAGTAACGTTCTCCATGAGCAAGTCCTTCCAGCGAATCAAACCCAATCACTATGGTTTCTAGCACGTCTCCGCATAGTGACTGTTCTTTGATAAACTCAAATTGCAGTGGAGCAGGCCACGTAGCAGTCGGATTGTCTCTGTATACTTTATCAAATCCTCCCCACCCAATTCGTACGTTAGTGCCGCGAACAATTAAATAATCAGCCTGCCGTGTATTTGAGTAATACACTGTAGCTTTTTCAAGTTTTGGGTAAAATCGATCAGAGTCTACTGTTGAGGATCCGCTATTGCGATACTTATCATGATGATTTAAAAAACTTTTAGGCTTTGTCCAAAATAAGGGAATATATCGATAGATATGTAACTGCTCTAGCATTTGCTTAACTTGCTTCAAACGCGTGTTTATACCGTCTAGATGAGTAATTAACTGACTGTATGTTAATGATGCAAACGAGTCATACCTTGTAAACACGTCTAGATTATACAGAGTATTTACTGCAGCAACATCAGTAAGTCGAAAAGTACCTATGTAATTAGCTTTCTTATAGGGCTCTTCTCGTTTTCCTGCGGTAGATACTTCCTGCAGATCAATAGAAAAGTCGGTGTACTCGTCGCTTTTTGTTACGTAGTATGTATTATGAGTTGCTAGTCCTGTATAACCCTGATATGCTAGCGGATAAAATCTAGTTGAGTCGGAATTCTGCGCTATTAGTGAAAAATTATATGAATCGGCATAATATAGCGCATCGTTATTTACTCCTCGTTTGAAAAAATCGGTGTTAGTTCCGAGAGCTGTTGTTGCCGCATTATTGTAGTATGTAACTGGATTAAAGATAGACGGTGTAATAAAATAAAATCCGTTAAATTGTGGCGCGTATTTAGAGCCATATTTAGGAACTGCCTCTAAACCAGACGAGGACCCCTTGTAGAACAGAAAGTGCCCTGCATCTGGATAATTTGGTGGCGCGGTTAGCCCGACTGCAGGTGCTCGACCGTTTGTTCCCATACTTTGCAGCACACCTTGTCGCTCTATATCAGAGAAAGCAGTATTAATGAAGTAACTAAATACTGCGGGGTTGTTATTGATTAATTTATAAATCCAGTTCTGTTTTACTTCTGTAGACTCCTTTCCAGTTTGTAAATCATACCGATACCACGCAGCGCTAGTTACATTTTTTGATAAAATACCTAACATTGTAAATCGAGTAGCGGTATTTGTACTTACCGAATAACTTACTCGAATTGTATTTTTTAGGTCAAATCGCTTTTGCACATAGTAACGCGCTTGCTGAGCAAAACGACTTGCACCTAAGTAGTTCCATTTATCCAGCAATCCATAAAGCGCATAAACTGCAGCAAATGTCGAAGTTGATTTATATACGTTAAAAGTACTACCTACAAGTACTTGATCCCATAATGCAGCTCTCAATGGATTGTCATAAAGCTTAAAGTAGTCAGTAAGATATTGTTGATTTTTTGCTAAAGTTTTAATTTGACTGAGAGATGTAACGGACTCTAGTTCTTGCCATGTATTAGGTACAATAGCATGATCAATATTAGCATAAATCATGCTGAAATAGTAACTTGACGTAGCAGCAGTGGCAGACCTATTTGGATTGTTTTCTGTTAGATTGTATGGTGCTATTCTAAATTTTACAGAAACCACTTCGCCCGGAGTTAAATCAAGCTGAGTGATGTCTATGGTTGCGTATGTAATAGCACTTTCGTTTGTTGCGCTAGTCAACGTTAGCTCTTGCACAGTATTTACTGGCGTTCCAAACGCAATACTTGAGTTATAACGCCAAATACGATTGTATTTAGCGAATTTTGTTTGATTTTTAAGTTGCTCGTGTATTGGCACATCCGTGTATTTCAAAGTAGCAAATAAACAGATGCTTCCCATATCTGCTGTATTATACGCATAGTAATTTGCGTTTGCAGCAAAATCCGCACGATACGATTGAAACGCAACTCTAAGTGTGTGCATGCCCTCTCTATAGACAAAGCTACCCTCCCATACATCAATTTCAGGAAGATTTACCGATACTCCGCCACTGATACTTGTGTCAAGTGTCTTTGTTAAGAAAAAAAGTGGCGGTGCGTAAGCCCAGCTACTTAAAAAAAGACGCTCAGGGCCATTTACAATCTGCTCTAACACTTCTGTATTCTGTGCCAGATTATTCACGTCTGCAGCTGATAGCTCTTGGCCATCAGTAATAGACGGTACCGTTGATAGTGCAAAAATCACAGGCGCCTCCTTAAAATGAAAGTAACCTAGTATCAGTAGGTTGATACGAGTTACCAACTATAAAAAATTCCTCACGTTCTGCTAAGTCATTTACGTCTACGCATGCAAGATCCATACGCGACCCTGTATTCTTAACAATAATCTCAACAATTTTGTACTTACCCTTAACTTGGTAAAATGTACTATTTACTGAGATAACGTCACCCAACGCTAACGTAGGATTGTAGACTAAATCTGCAAATCGATGTACAGGTCTCGGCCTCTTGTGTAAGTATTTTACAATTTCAAGCATACGCATCGCGTGATCTTTTGACTGAACGTACGGGTTATCACTCATGCGTATTTCTCTAAATCCTGAAGGTATGATGCCTTGCTGAACCAACCCACTGAACAATAGTGGTATGTCTTTTTTGAGTGTCTG